TTTCGCACTTTTTTGGGCATTGGTAATCAGCGTTTTCTCTTCTGATAGCTCCAACTGTAATTGTTCTTTGAGAAAATTCTTAAAATCTTCTTTGAGCAAATATATACTCTTCATAACAATTCCTCCATTCATCTGATAAAAGCAGCACACATTCCATTATAAGCTGCTTATCACGCAAAAATATTTAGTTGTCGTTCAAGAAACTATTGTTAATATACTACATTTTCATTAGCAAGACAAGACATTTATTTAATAAAAAAGATGTGGACATTTAATCATTTATCGATGTCCACATCCCACAATGAATATCAAAAAGAGAGCCTTTAGATTTCTCTAAAAGCTCTCTAAACAGCATAAATGCTAGCTTTCTATTAGAACTTACCTTCATCAGCAGCCTGCTGTACAGAAACTGTGAACCCGCTATTTATCAGGGTTAAAGCCCTATTTGTAAGTTACCTGTTACTTACACACTAATTCTTGTATTATTGTACACTGTTTTTCACATATTTAGTTACTTGCTCTTTTTAAAAGTGCATCTTGAAGAACACGTGAAAAATTAATATTATTCTTTTCTCCATATGTGTTTAACCAAGCTGGTATGGTTATATTTTTTCTTACTGTTTTATCACCATACTTTTCAGCATAAGCATCCATATCTAATACAAGCATACTTACAAAGCTTTCTGGGTCTTCAAGTTTTATATTTTCCTTCCGTAATGATGGAGCTGGAATATTATTTCCTTCTTCTAATTCACCTAGTACCCAACCACTAGCCGCATCTACTCCCATTTCAATAGCATCTACTAAGTCTTTTCCTTCTGTAACACATCCTGGAAGGTCTGGAACTTCTACTGTGTAACCTTCTTTTTCTATACAAGGTGTAAAAACTGCTGGATATACTAGTTTCATAATTAACAACCTTCTTTCTATAATCTATATTCTCTAACCATTATTATAAGCTGTGCAGGACTATTTAAGTCCTGCCTGCTTAAGTACTGAGTTAGCCGTTCGTATATCGACATCTCCTCTATGGTTAGGTATCGTTACTTTTCCTGCTTTAGTTGGATGCTTATACTGCATATGCGAACCAACTTGCTTAACGAGATACCAACCGTCATTTCTTATAAGCTTATCAAGCTCTCTGACAGTCATCAACTCATCTCCTTCCTTGGTATCTTATCTATAATTATATTATACACATTATACGCATAATGTCAATATTTTATGTGCATAATGCGTGTGTTTTTATATGCCAGCAGGGAACTGATAGAAACAGAAATGGATGAGTAGGAGTTTCTACCTTATTTTATAGAATTCTTATCACATTATAATATTAAACTCTTTCAATGTTACGGATATTAATTGCACTTGTTACTGTATTACCAATACCAATTACTGCACGATCACCATTAATCTGAATAACATCATATTCATCATAGTAAAGGTTAAATGCTCGGTCAGTGTCATAATCGACATTAAGAATAACTCTTACTTTATCACCAACTTTTATATCTGCATTATCGCAGCCTTCATCATTTGAATTGTCGCTTGATATAATACAGCAATCGTTGACCCAACCTGTTCCATTATTTATTAAGTAAGGATTGACCGCCCAAGGAATAACCCTTGTAATTGTTCCACTATTAAATCCCTCTGATGGTGTAAGTCCGGATTCTGATGTTGATGAAGCATATATTGTATTATACTCAACGCAATCTCCAATCTGATACTGTAACTGCTCTGTATCAACTACATCAGTTTCAGCATTATTATCTGAGATTGAATTATCATTGTCATCAATGTCATCTCTGTGATCATATTCATTTGCTTTTATAAGTCTGTCAAAGACGTCATCACGCATAATGTCAAAATCTACCCTTGTCCCATCATTAAGATAATAATCACTGCTTTCCTGTGATATAGCAAATTTATCTTCACATATCTTTCCATCATTATTCCAATGAGCTTCCCAGATAAGAGCGCCGTGCTCTATAAGTTCATCTACATTCATATATTCATTTAACCAGCTATGGCTCGCATAGATACCCTTTGCAGTAATATCGGATAATGCATCAAGCCATATAAGTGCAAGCTCCTGTGTATAATGGTAATCAATGCCATTTTCAGCCTTGTATCCGTCTGCATCCTCGATATCAAGGTACAATCCCATAACTGGATTGCACTTGTTATACCATTCTCTTATGTGTGCAGCTTCACTTAATGATTCATCATTATTGCCAGCATACTGATATAGATAAAGTCCATACGGAATACCTCTCTTCTCACATTCATCTATATATGTCTGTGCCATAGAATCACACTGTCCGCACTCGCTGTCATCCTTGCTTAAGTCGCTGCCATAGGCACAGCGGATTATAACAAAATCAAAATTCTCCTTAATGTAATCAAAATCAAGATTTCCCTGATGTCTGCTTATGTCTATTCCTCTTTTCATAGTCTTATTTCTCACTTTCTTTTATATATTTCCGCTATGTGCGCATAAAAATAGCACACATAATCAACTACGTGTGCTTACTAACTAATATATTTTTCGTTGCTTACTTCTGTTTTACTGTCCATATCTGCAAGCTCATCATCGTCTGGTAACTCATCCGTATATTTACTAAGAAATGTTCTTACATATGACCATATCTTTTTGACTGGCAGTCCGCATAGAACCATATTTTTTAATATGCTAACAACTTCATAGGTCAAGAATAGGATTTCGAAAAATCCTGCGATGCCGATACTTTCTCCAAAAAATTGTCTTACTTCTTCAGGTAAGAAGCCTATTAAATTGAATTGCGTTATATAATCGACAATAACAAGCAATATTATAGATAAAATCATTGCGCATTTTCGGATTGCTCCGTTAATTCCAAAACAGCTATTAAAATTACGGTCCTTAATTGCCCTTAATATGCCAAAGATTGTATCTGTTATTATTGCTATTATAACAAGCTGTAGCAATTTGTCGTGTGCAGCTTCCGCATACATATATCTTAAAGTTATCATTTTTTTCTTTCCTCCTAAAACCTTATATACTCTTTAATTAATATTCACTTTAATATTTGGTGCTCTAATCATTTTCATTGTTTCTCCTCCTAATTTTTATGTTTTATAAAGCACTGTAAAACAGTGCAAAAGTGTATGCTTAATAGGCATAACTACTATGTAGCTACACCTAGAATTTTCTAATCTAATTAATTTAACTATATGTTTACTAAACAGCAATAAAATAACCACTTTATCTGGCACACTAAATACAAATAGTGACTACGATAACTTAGAAAATGGAATATTTGCATTCAATACTTGGGCTGGACAAAATAAAGGGAATGGTATACCTGATACGGATGTTGGAGTTATAATACAAATTCCATTAGACGACAAAATATATCAAATTTGTTTAGGTGCACATATTCAATTTCGCTATGTTAATGAAAAATGGAACAAATGCTAGATAACAGTTATTTTTTTATGTATGTAATATATATATGTAAATCGGCTGTTAATGCAGTAGAATATTCATTTGTTACTGTTAAATACACATCATTTCCCACAAAATTTACACTTAATTGTATATAATTCTGTCCATAGCTATAAGGAAACCACGCTATTCGTTCATACCCTTCAATGGTTACAAGAGATGTATCAAATTTGAATGAAAGAGTTGAATATGCGTTTATAGTAGTATTATCTTTAATTGTGAAATCCTTTGTTACTATTGATTTTATATTGCTGTTTAGTACATTTATCAGGCTATTTTTATAAATTCCATCTGCACTCCAATTTCTGCTACATCACAATATCCCATAGTTGTTTCTATTTTTTCGTGGCCCATAAGTTTCTGTAAATTCTGCAATGACATTCCCCTTCTTAAAGCTCTTGTTGCAAATGTCCTTCTAAATCTATGTGGATGCACTTTATTTACGCCAGCTCTTTCACCAAGCTTAGCAAATAACACTTCTATATTGTGCTTTGTCATTCCATAATGATTACGATTTAAAAATATAGATGTACTTGTTTCTTCTTTCCTATTGTCTAAATATAATCTTAAATAATACATACTCCTGTCTGATATATATACCACCCTCTCTTTATCACCTTTTCCATATACAACAGCTTCATTTTTATTAAAATCTATATCTTGTATATGTAATCTTGCCACTTCTGTTACTCTACATCCTGTAGATAATAAAAATTCCATTAGAGCCTTTTCTTTTATATTCTGCGTATAATTTCTTAATTGCTCTAACTCTATATCTGAAAAAGATTTCTTAACCCTTTTATCTATTTTGATTTTCTTTATACGAAGCATTGGATTTCTGTCTATATATTCTTCTGCTGTAAGCCAACTAAAAAAAGCAGAGATTGCACGCCTTTGATTATCCAAAGTAGTTTTCTCCACCCTTCTATCTGCCATATATTTTGCCAAATAATATCTTATATCTCCTGTATTTATTTGTTTAATAGGTTTACCTATTACTTTCAAAAAAATATTAATTATTCTATAATACTGGTCTATTGTAAGTTCACTCTTTCCTTCTAATCTCAGAGAAGCCACATAATTTTTTATAATTCTATTATTAGAATCATCATATACAACTATATCCGTACTTTTGCCTTCAACCTTATATTTATAAAGGACCATCGTAAAGGCAACTTCTAATCTATTCGCTGTATCCTCACCTAATATCTTGGCCACTGCCATAAGCAAATCTTTTCTTAACTGTTCTTCCATAAAAATGTACCTCCGATAATATTTTCTTAATATATATCAGAAATACTATGCTAAGTACACTAAACAGCAATATTGCTATAATTAATTTAGGCTTCGATGATACAAAAGCCGATAGCTGGAAAGGACTAGTCGATAAAAAAATTGAATTAATTAAATCGAAAAATAGTCAAGGCGTTTTTTGCATTCAAGGCGGCTGGAGTGGAAATCAGTACGGCATCACTCTTGGACAGAACCTAGATGGGAATATTTTGGTCTATGTGTTATGTTCGGATGCCATTTATACAGGTTATCTTTTGTCTGGTGGACAAAGAGCTTATAAGATATTAAATCTTATAGTAAGTTAATCGACAGCAACAACCATACCAGCGATACTGCCTCTTATTATAGTTGCAGTTGCCCAATTTCCAAGTGTTACCATCCAGGTGTTTCCAGACCTTTCGGTTTTATAACCGCCCTTTAACTCTATGCAATCTGTATAAGTTACAATATAACCAAAGGCCGTATGATTAGCCTCTCCGAAAACAAGACAAAATCCGTGTTCAGTTGCGAAAGAAATCTTAAGTCTTGTTTTATTGCTAATATCCACCGTTACAGCTTCTAAGTCCTTTGAGTATATTTTTTGTGATATATTGCCGAAATTGCTGTTTAGTGTACTTATAGCATCCGTTACCGTACCGTTTCCTATACTGCTTATGCTTGTACTACCCAACAATTTCTTATTTGCCGCAGCTGTTGTTGTAACCCCATCAATTTTTGTATTAGTACTCTTTAAATCCGTTGCCTGCTTATTTATAATATTATTAATTGTAGTAGCATTATTACTTATTGCTCCAGTCACAGTTCCATTCCCTATTTTGCTTATGTCCGTATTGCCTAGTAATTTAACTATCGTTATTACATTCTTAACCGCTGTTTTTATCTTTCCCAATGCAGATTTAACGCTCTCTCCAGATACCAATTCCTGCAAACTTGAACTTGTAGTGTAATCTGGCATTGCTTCCTCTACCGCTGTATCAATATCCGCTTTCATCAAGTAGTCGCTTAGTTCTCCACCTAAGCAGTCCCACATTCCATCCTCCGTTTTATACACATTAGTTCCCGCTGGGTACTGTATTTTTCCTCCGTCTTTAAATAACTTTTCAACAGATGTAAATGCTGTGCTTATGTTATACATCGCACCAGATTCAACACTGCTTATATTCGGAAGATTAGCAAACGTAACTGTTCCTTTAGGCTTTAATGCTCCTGTGATAGAAGCTGCTGCTGTTTTGGCCGCATCCATATAACTTTTGGCATTATTCATATATGTCTGTGCATTATTTTTGTAAGTTTCTGCCGCTGTCCTTGCAGTTTCCGCTGTATTTGCACTTGAAGCCGCATTTGTCTTATATGTATTTGCATTACTTTCTGATGTCGCCGCTGATTTGGCACTGCTTGCCGCCGCACTGGCACTAGAAGCTGCATTCGTCTTATATGTATTTGCATTACTTTCTGATGTCGCCGCTGATTTGGCACTGCTTGCCGCCGCACTGGCACTAGAAG